GATGCTTTGGGTTTGTTGTACCCTGCGAATGTTTCGCCTCTATACTCTATCGGCATTATGTTTCTCGCTCAAATCAGAAGTAAAAAAAGGGAGCGTCAAGTTGTTACAAGAAGCTCCCTTTTTAGTTAGTTAATGTTAACCATTTACAGCTAACAAGAATCCTGCGTCAGGACGTAGTACCTTGTTACCATACAAGCGGTCAGCAGTATACAAGGTTCCTAAGAACTCTTGCTTGTACTGTGTCTGAGAACGTACACCTAATTGCTCTGCAAGTACCATAGTATCTTTATGTGCTAACATAGCACCTCGGATAATTCCACCTGCTGTTGCACCATTTTCTGATGCTGTTTCAGTAACAGGGCAGTTAGTAGACACGTAAATATCAATACCATATAGCTCACCGATCTTACCATTTACAACGCCTTGACCATTAACAAAGTCAGAGCTAACGTAACGATCTTGACCCATGATTGCATTACGTAGTGCAGGTGGGATAACTAAGAAGCGATTATCCATAGGAACGTCTGCATCATCCATCTTCTGAATCATGTCACGTAAGAACTTGTCAGTAAATACGTCAGCAGGTACAACAGTATTATCTGCGTACTGCGTAGTGACACCATCAGCCTTTGGATAGAATGAGGCTGTAGTAGGCCATACAGTTCCGTCACCACCGCCAAAGCTCTGCATAAGTTTCATCATATCATCGTCTACTTGCTTGCCTAAGGCATAGCCAGCATCACCTGTGTAGAACTGACGTAATGAAGCGAGTGCTTGTACGTTAGTAATATCTTCAATCATGCGTGAGTATTCAAAGTGCTTGTTGATAACAACCTGTACTTCGCCCTCTGTAGCATTCTGAATAGTTACTGCTGTGCCCTCTGCTTTAGCATGGGCGGCTCCACGGACAGGCTTAGGGATATGAATAGTATCGCCTTTCTTACCTTGCATGGAAATTTTCTTAACCAATGGTGCAACTACAAGTGATTTCTCATACGCTGCAATTACTTCATCTGACCAAATTTCGGGGATGAATGTTGCTGCGGAAGTGTTATCTACCGTACCACCTTGGTTGGGATAAGTTGAATCTGTCATTTTGACTTTCTCTCTATTTTAAAAGGTTATTTAACCCTTTTCTCTGCGTATGCTCGTTGTATATCGTCAGAGAGTGCTAAGTAGCGGTCAGGGTCGGTTTTCATAAGTTTAATAATATCAGCGCGTCTGTAGATTTTCTTGGAAGTGCTTGAGTCGGGATTACCACGTGTGTATCCTGTAGACCCTTCCTTGACAGCCCTCTGTCTCCCATCTTTCTCTGATTTCAGCGTCTTATCAATAGAACCCTTACGATCTTTCCACAAGGAAAATAACTCGTTAGCTGACTCTACGTCATAGTGCTGATCTGCTGCAACAAACATACGTGTACGTATCTGTGAAGCTTGTATCCACTCTGAAAACTTAGGATCAGCTATAATCTCAGGTATCTCAGGGTGAGCTTGCTGTAAAGCAGACATAGACGTTTGCTGTTTATAAGCTCTCGTAGATGCTTCTGCCGCTTTCACTGATGGGTGATTATCAATCGCCCTACTCATTGCTTTCTCAGGGTCAGAATAAAAATCTAATTCTTCATCTGTTTCGTCAGTTGCCTTTTGTGGCTTCTGATCTTGGAGTTGTGTGTTGATATAACTATCGACAACATTACGTAAGTCACCAACTTCTGAGCTTTGACGCCCTAGGAGCTTTTCAGCCTCTTGGTGCATTTGCACTACATCTTCTAATGACTTACCGCTATATTTGTCTGGTACTGCTACAGGTTCAGAAGTAGCCTCAGGTTTGCCTTGCTCAGGTTCCGTTAGGTTTTCTGTCTCTTCGCCCATACCTTCTAAGCTATCAAAACGCTCACTATTTAAGTCCTCAGTATCAAGGATAACTGCTGCCATATTAAACTCCGTACCTTAGTATTATGGAGAAAGTAAAAATGAAAGGTTCCTAGTGTTAGGAGTTAACTTTCTCTTCGTGGACTCTCGCACGTTCATGTTGTTTAGCCCATTTTAAAGAAGCACCAGCGAAATCGCCAGAGAATGGTTCTAATACAGGTCGTGGAGAGGAAAGTTGTCTGGTTGATTGAGCTTTACAGGTTTTACACAATTGTGTGTCTGGTGAGCCTTTAACCATGTGTTCATTAACGTGCCCGTTGGCACATTTGTAGTCGTAGAACCTATACATATTCTTCTACCCTTTCAGAATCTTCTTGTCCTGCTAAGGTTGTTTCTTCCATGTTAAGGATAGCACCTAGTATGTTAAGTTGTCCCTTACGAAAGTAAAGGTCTTTATCATCTTTGGTGTGTTCTACTGAGTTTATTGCATCAGCATTGTTTTTTAAGTCAGATATTAGTGTTTGCCAACCTTCTGTCCTAAACAACTCATTCATGCTTTTAAAATAAACTTCTAATTCTTTGTTTGTCATTTAAGATATTACCTTTTTAAAGTATCTTATTAATAATACATCTATTATAACACAATATGACGTAAAAGTCAAGATTTTTCTTTACTTTGCTTCTTAAGTGTGTTAGAGGAAGATAAAAGCTCCATTTCAGCTTCTAACTTTGTGATTTTATTAAGCAGGACAGTATAACTACTGTTTACCTGCGCAACCACATCTTGTAGTTCTTTATTGGATACCATTATTACTGCCTCGTTGTTGGTTATTGTTACGTAAAGTCATTTCTTTATCTTTAAGCATACGATCTGCTACTGCTAGTCTACGTTCAAACTCACGATCATCATTCTCTCCATCCCTTAGGTTGGTTGTGATAGCTTTTATACGATCAATTTCCATTTCCTGTGGTATGGCTTGAGCTTCTATCATAAGTTTCTGTGCTCTAGCATTAGATTCTTGAGCTTGTGAAGATAAGGCGGCTGTCTGAGAGGCTTGGAAAGCTAACTGGGCAGCTTGAGTCTCTTGAGCGTTCTTAGTAGCTTCTGGATTAGGCTTTGCAGCTTCATCTATAAGGCCAATCAACTCTTCACGATTAGATAAGTTCATATTATCTACAATAGATTTAAGCATTATAGGATAGTAAGGTGTTTCCTTACCCATTGTTTGTAGTAACTGTACAAGCTGACTAACTTCATACTCACGTGCAATAATACCTAAGGTACTAGACGCTCTAAAGTTGTAGTCAGATACAGGGTAAAGCTCAGGCTCATACTGCATATAACGCCAAGCTGCTTTCTTTATAAAAGGTATTAGAAAAGAGTCTTGGAAGTTAATCAAGGTACGCTTGTGTCTCTTGATAATTGCGCCTAGAGACATTGAAATGCCAGCAGCAGTCGCCTCACCATTTATAGAACCTCCAACACCAGAAGAGTCAACGGCACCTGTAGATTGTTGAACCATTGACTGTAGTGCTTGAGCCTGAGCAAAAGTTATTTGGCTTACGTTGCCAAAGTTGAAAGGGTTAATTATCTCACGTGGGTCGCCATTAGTTAACAGCAACTTACCAGCACGAATCTCTGGCTTAGTGCCCCTAGGAATGCGTGTAGCGTCCATAGCAAGCATAGGGTGTACTGTGAGTGCTAGGGCGTCTATACGTGCCCTTAGCTCTGCGTCTAGGGCTTTCTGGCTGTTGTAGCCTTTCTCACATACGCCTCGACCATAGAAACGACTAGGCACTACGTCCCAAGGAAATGCTACTATTGGGCGATCTTTCATCATATAAGGGCTAGGTTCAGCCTTAAGTAAGACAGACTCATTGCCCAGTATTACAACAGCTTCAATGTAGTAGCTTTCTTTTTCATCATCTTCTAACTCATAGTCTAGCTCTTGCTCAAGCAAGTGACGAGGTACTAGACCATAATACTTTGTAAGACGAACCTTATCGTCCTGATGTACAGTTAGCTCTGTGTCTGGCTCTATGTCAAAATCTTCACTAGCGTTGCCTATGTAACCTTCTCGGTAGACTCCTTGCTCTTGTAGTTGTTCTACTAAGTGAGAACTGACAAACTCGTCAATGGCTACACCTAAGGCCTCTTCAATGTTAGTGGCTACAGGGTCAATACGAAAGTTCTGAGGTAAGATAGGACGTAAGCGTACTACAGTGCGTTTAGTAATGTTAACGCCCACAGCTTCCATCTCTCCACCCATGACTGCCTCAGTCGCAGGTTTCATCTCATTAATTTCTTCTAAGACAACCTCACCTATACCATTACCAAAGACTGCTGAGTTAATTAAACACTCACTTACGTCCCTACGTATCTTGGCTAGGTCAAAGTCCTCATGTAGCTTCTTACGCAAGAACATAATGTCTTGGGTGTTAGAGTCGCCCATGTTATCTTTAATGTCAAAGTATGTGCCACGACCAAAGGTAGCCTCTTCTATCTCAGCTACATTGGATTCTACAGCTTGTTGTAAGGCAGGTGCAATGATCTGGCTACGCTCTGCTTGTCGTGTCTTGTCACTAGCGTTCCAGATACCTCGCCACAGACGATAGTATTCCTCATGCTTCTGTGCATAGTTATTCTCGTAATACTCTCCCCACGTGTCTACCTTATTGAGTACCCAATCTTCTAAAGACTGCTCAATGATAATAGGGTCTGTACTTTCGTTGTAGTCATTCATAAATTAATATCCGCTGATTAAGTCTAATGTTTCAAAATCATCTTGTTCTTCAAAGTTACCTAAGTAAGCTACTTTGGCAAGCTGGTCTATGTAGGCTAAAGAGTCTACTAAATCGTCATGTGTTAGAGGGTCGGGAAACTGAAATAACTCGTCACAGAATCGTGAGTGCCATTCCTTTTTCTTTTTGTTGAGTGTTATACGACCATGCTCAAAGCGACCTTGTAAGGCCCACATGACACGATCAGTTTTCTTTTGGTTGCCGTGGGTTAGTTCTTCAACCCTAAAAAAGAATGACTGACGTTTCATCATATCCATTAAAGGAGACATAACGGCTTGCTTTGATATTCCTTTCTCTATACCAACAGATAATGGTTTATAGTCTTTTACTGCTTGGAAAATTTTAGTGGCTGTCTCGTCTAAAGTCCATCTGCCATAGATCATATCTTCGACAAACCAACCATCTTCATTGACAAACACAACAGCTAGGGAAGAGTTATCTAACCGACTTGTCTTACCTTTCTTCTTAGACACATCTTGGAAACCAGCTAAGTCTATAGCAATGTAGTAGTCTCCATCACCCGTAGGCTTAGTGCCAAAGTGTAGCCACTCTTCCTTAAACATCTCAGAGCCTTGGTTCTTAAAACTAGCCATAAACTCTTGTTGGAAAGCATGAGTAGACATACTCTTCTTAGCTACATCTATTTCATTAGGGTCTAAGGTTTCATTGTCGTAGCTAGTAAAGTGCCATGCAGAGAAGGTTTCATCATCCTCACCACTTAGCTCTGCATACTTGTATAAGTCATAGAAGTGGTTACGACCCTTAGGTGTGCCTATGAATAGACATGAGCCTTTCTGGTCAGCTAATGCAGGACGTAGTATCTCTTCAAATACCTCAGGTTTCATGTCTGCATACTCGTCAAGACATAAGAACTTAAGGCTTACGCCTCGCATTGTGTCGGGTCTATCGGCACCCTTGAGGGAGATAGTAGCACCATTGATTAAGGTGATTTGCATATTGTTAATGTGTGAGCTTCTAATGACAGGGTTGCCTAGCTCGACCAGTAGACCCCACATAATGTCTCTAGCCTGTCCCTGAGTAGGGGCTACGTAGAATACATGGGAGTTAGGTTTATCAGCTTGTAGGGCATTGACAATCAATAACCAAGCAGCTAGTCGGGACTTACCACAACGTCTACCTGCGGCTACTACTCTAAAGCGAGTAGGGTCTGCCCATACTTTCTTCTGCCACTCAAGTAGCTCTATGCTTAGGTCGCTCATACTATTTCATATTCCCCTTCTTGAGCATCATCTTGATCAGGCTGAGAACTAATGTCAGTTTGACCTACACCAGTAATGTTAATCTGTATGGCACTCTTGCCACCACCCTTAATGATTTCTTTCTCAAAGGCTGCTACAGGGGCTACCCTATCCATGACAAGCTTCCATGCACTTGCTTGGTTCTTATGGTCATTATCTAAGGCTGCGTCAAAGATAGCCTCAAGTACCTTAGCTGACTTAGGGGAAGCAAGCATACGAGCCTTATACTCGTTGATAATAGCAGCGTCACCCTTAGGTCTA